ATATGTTGAACATGAAAGCGTGTTCTATCAAACTGGCAAGTTGCAAGTCTATGATATTCGCTGTGAACTTATGGAATATTCCGGTGAGAAGTTTGAAACTGGCAGACCAGAAATTGATGAATACTTCGATGATGTTGATATGTCAGATACAGTTGTTCAAACGCTAGAGGATGTTGCTAACACGGATCCTATTTCTCAAAACTATACATTTGAAAAAGAAGCTGACGATATTATTGATTTCTCAGAAATTGATCCATTCAGTGAAAATATTACTATTCAGGATTCATAACAATGGCAATCGCAAATTACTTCTATAACGAAACTACGAGAAAATACGTGGCACTATTTGGTACTATGTTTAATCAAATTAAGATTAAACGTAAGGATAATAGTGGCACAGAAGTGCATTCACAGATTGTACCATTATCGTATGCTCCTTTTCAAAAGGTACTTTCAAGATTAAACGAAGATCCGGATTTACTAAACAGTAGAAGAACTGCTATACAACTTCCTAGAATGTCGTTTGAAATTACTAGTTTTTTATATGATCCATCTCGTAAAATAGCATCTACACACAAAATGCGCAAAGAAAGCAAAGCAGAAGTAGATTCTTCAAAATCTTTTATGTATGCATCTGTTCCATATAATATTGAATTTTCATTGTATATTATGACTAAGTATTCTGAAGATGCCACACAAATTATGGAACAAATCATTCACTTCTTCACACCGGATTGGACTGTTACCGCAAAGATGGTACCAGACTTAGATCCAGTAGATATTCCAATCATTTTAAACTCTGTTACAACCGAGGACTTATATGAAGGTGATTATGTCGAAAGACAAAGCATCTTATATACTTTAAACTTTACTTTAAAAGGTTGGTATTTTGGTCCAGAGAAGCAGAAGAAAGTCATTAAGTTTGTTGACGTTGATATGGCTGCTGATACATTAGCCAATACATCATTTGCAGAATCTGTCGAAGTATATCCAGTTGATATTGCTAATACTGCTGTCGGGTGGGCAGATATAGAGTTTGATGATAATTGGGAAGCTAAAGTGAATTACGATACTAACCTTGTAAGTCAGGAACCTTTTGTAACTGATATTATTCCTGGCACTGCAAACACCGATTTAGATTCAGGTAACACATCTATAGACCTCGACAGTGGTTACGGCATAGAAGATCTAAACTAATAAATATTTAAAAACTATAGGGCATTACAAATGGCACAAATCCTACAACATAGAAGAGCTACAACTATTGAGTTGGCCGCTGAACGAGGTTCATCTGGTGAGTTTTGGATGGATGAAAGTAAAAATACTCTAGTTGTTATGGATGGTTCTACATTAGGCGGGCACCCACTTGCTAAAAGCGTTGATATTCCCGTTAATGTATCTGAATTAAATAATGATGCTGGATATATTACATCTGCTGCTGTTTTTAGTGGAGCTTATGCTGATCTATCCGGAAAGCCAGATCTATCTGTTTACCAATTAAGTGCTAGCGCATTTAGTGGAGCTTATGCTGACCTAACTGGAAAGCCAACTATTCCCAGTGCAGTTTCAGAATTAACTAACGATTCACAATACCAAACACTAGCATCTATTGAATCAAGTTACGGTCTAGATATAAGAAATGTTGGTGGCTCGGATAAGATAGATGTTTCTTCATTCTTCAATGATATTGGTTATGTAACGAATACACTTATGACCAATACAATCAATGCAGCTATTGCATCTAAAATTGAATTAACCGATATCAGCGTTGGTTCTGAAAATACTCCTTCCGGTGACGGAGCTATTTCTTATAACGATACTACCGGCGAGTTTACATATACACCTGCTGATATGAGTTCTTATCTAACAAGCATTGCGGATGATACAGCTCCGCAACTTGGAGGGGATTTAATTGCTGATAATGTTCAAATTAAATCTACCGTTGATGATGTTGTTTTAAATCCATCTAATGAACTAATCGTTTTAGGCAATACTGTTATTAATGGAACGCTAAACGCAACCGGTGGTATCACAGGGTACATTAGAATTAATGATCTTAAATCAATAGCTGCTTCAGCAAACACATATTCGGAGTTTCAAACCGCAATAGCAAGTTTATAAGGTGAATTATGAATAATGATAAAATAGGTGAAACACTCGGTCTTAGACCAATAGAAGAAGCTAAGGCAGAAATCCAGACTGAAGAAACAGTTCAAGAAGAAAAATCTATTGTAGTAAAGGAGGAAGTTAATCCTCCTGCTCTACTCGATGATGGCGCTCAAGAAAACTTAGAAGATTTAGAAGAAGCTCGCCAAAACATTAAAAGCGTAATGGAAACTGGTGACGAAGCTTTACGTGAAATATTAGAAATCGCAAAACAATCAGAGCAACCACGCGCATTTGAAGTTGTTTCTACATTAATGAAAACAATGTTAGAAGCAAACAAAGATTTGGCAGATATATCTACTAAGAAAAGATTCATTAAAGAGGAAATTAATGGACCTAAAGAGGCTGCCCAAACCAACGTAACAAATAATAACCTAATCGTATCAACTGCGGATCTTTTAAAAATGATTAAAGGTGAAAACGAAGATGGCTGATGGTTACTTAGGGAATCCCAATCTTAAAAAGATTGGTGAGCAAATTGAATGGAGTCCTGAACTTCTAAAAGAGTACATGAAATGTGCCCAGGATCCAGTTTATTTCGCAAAGGAATATATTAAAATCGTTCACGTAGATAGAGGTTTTGTACCTTTTGATATGTACGATTATCAAAAAGAAATCTGTCAAAAAATCTTTGATAACAGACGTGTTGCAGTATTAACGGCTCGTCAGTCTGGTAAAACAACTACAGCAGTCGCGGTAATATTACACTATATTTTATTTAATGAGTACAAGACAGTTGCTATCCTAGCCAACAAAGGAGATGCCTCTAGAGAGGTTATGGCAAGGGTTAAGTTAGCCTTTGAAGCATTACCCAAATGGTTACAGCAGGGCGTAGAGGAATGGAATAAAGGCAATATAGCCTTAGAAAACGGATGCCAAGTACTAGCCGGTACTACATCTTCTTCTGCTATTCGTGGTAAATCTGTTAACTTTCTATACCTTGATGAGGTTGCGTTCATTGAAGGATATGACGAATTCTTCGCTTCTGTCTACCCAACCATTTCATCTGGTGAATCTACTAAACTTCTAATGACATCTACACCAAATGGTTTAAACCACTTTTGGAAAACATGTAAAGGTGCTAAGGAAGGTACTAACGGCTATGAGTACGTTGAAGTTATGTGGTATGACGTACCAGGACGAGATGAAAAATGGAAAAAGGAAACCATTGAATCTCTAGACCATGATGCGGAAAAGTTTGCGCAAGAATATGAATGTCAGTTCCTAGGTAGTTCAGGTACACTAATTAGTGGTGCTGCTCTTAAAGCGTTATACGCTGACAATCCTATCATGCAAAGTGAAGGTTTTCTTCAATATGAAAAGCCTGAAAGAGGCAGACAATACGTAATTACAGCAGATGTTGCACGCGGCAAAGGTTTGGATTATTCTACATTCAATGTATTTGATATTACAGATATGCCTTACCGCCAAGTTGCAGTATATAGAGATAATATGATCGGTCCTATTGATTTTGCATCTGTGTTAAATCGTGCTGGTTTGATGTATAATAGAGCTGGGATACTCGTAGAAATTAATGACATTGGCGGACAGGTCGTCGATGTTTTACATATAGACTTTGGTTATGAGGATTTACTTTACACTCAAAACTCTGGGCGCAGTGGTAAAGTACTTAGTGGTGGTTTCGGAAGAAACGTTGAGAACGGAATACGAACAACCAAAACCGTAAAGGCTACAGGTTGTTCAATGTTAAAAATGTTAGTAGAACAAAATCAACTATTAATTAGAGATTTTGAAACTATACAAGAATTGAGTAGATTCTCTAGAAAGGGTACATCATATGAAGCGGAGTCTGGCTTCCATGATGACCTTGTCATGAATTTGGTTTTGTTTTCTTGGATGACCGAGCAAGCATATTTCAAAGATATGACAGACATAAATACATTAACAGCGCTCAGAGAAAAAACTGAAGAGCAAATTGAAGAAGAAATGTTACCTTTTGGTTTCATTGATGATGGTGAAGACTATTACGAAGATGATGGACTTAGGCTATGACCGCTCAAAAGAAAAGCAAATTGAATAATTTATAAATAGAAACAATACAATACTAAAAGCGCGTTTCTAATTAAATAAAGGAGAAAAACATGGCTTTTTCCGTAAGTCCTTCCGTTATTGTTCGTGAAGTGGATGCGAGTCAGACAGTCCCAGGCGTTGCAACTCCACCAGCGGCAATGGCCGGAATATTTAGATGGGGTCCAACAAATGATCCTATTCTGATTACTTCAGAAAATGAACTAGTGGATCGTTTTGGCAAACCTACAGACGATAACTACGAAACTTTCTACACTGCATCGGATTTCTTATCATACTCAAATGCATTGTACGTTGTTCGTGCTGACGATAGTTCAGCGACAGCTACATCTACTGACACAACAGATGCGGATGCTAATAATCACGTATTTGGTGCATTTGAAGCAAAATACCCAGGTGAATTAGGTAACTCTATTGATGTTGCTTGGTCTACCAACGGTTCTTTTTCAACAGAAGTTGCTGCAGTAGGTGGTATTCCACGTAATGCTATTTCAAACACTGCAGTTACTCAAACTGTAGACTTTAATGCAAATGAAGTAACATTTGAAGTTGCAAATACTGTAACATTGCCGACACTGACAGCAGGTGATACTCTTGTAATTGGTAACTCAAGCGTTGGCTACCAAGAAATGGTTATCGAAACAGCTACACTTACTACTGTTATCGATCCAGGTGCAAATACAGATCCATCAGCTACCGGTGATGACTTTGTAGCTTATTACTCACAGAACATTACTTTCACTAACAGATATACTCTTGCTGAAACAGCATTAGAAAAATTATCAGTTGTTAAAAAATGGCAACATTCTAATGTAGTTGGTAAAGCGCCAGATGCAGCACACCTCCATGTGGCAGTAATTGACCGAGATGGTAAAATTAGTGGTGCCGCAGGTACAGTTCTAGAAGTATTCGAAAACCTATCTACTACAGAAGGTTCTACAAATCCACAAGGTGCTAGCAATTACTACGAAACAGTAATTGAAAATAGTTCATCTTGGGTAAATGTAGCAAATACAACTGTTATTGGTACAGCTTCTGCTTCTGAAAACCAATACGAAGTAATGGCAAATGGTACAGATGCTTCAACAGAAACAACTGCTACTCTTGGTTCACTAGCTTTTGCTTGGGATGTATTAAAGAATTCTAACGAAATCGATGTTTCTATGATCCTACAAGGTAAAGGTGATGATGCTGGTTTGAGAGCAAACTACATTGTAGCTAACTTAGCAGATTACAGAAAAGACTGTGTTGCATACCTATCACCTTCTAAAGAAGCAGTTGTTGATGAACTTAAAACTAATGCTAAATTAGATAACGTAGTTGCATACCGTAACAAGATTCAAAACTCTTCTTACTGGTTTATGGATTCTGGCTACAAATACCGTTACGACAAATTCAATGATGTATATCGTTGGACTCCGTTGAATGGTGATATGGCAGGTCTATCTTCAAGAGTAGAACCTTGGGAATCACCAGCTGGTTACAGAAAAGGTATCATTAAGAATATTGTTAAACTAGCATTTAACCCAAGTAAACCACAAAGAGACCAATTGTACAGCGCGGATGTTAACCCAGTAATGGCTCAAGCAGGTCGCGGTATCGTACTCTTTGGCGATAAAACTGGTCTTGGAACACAAAGCGCATTCGATCGCATCAAC